TTATTTATCCTCTTTCCGCCCTGACGCTCGTGAGAGCCGGGATTCTGTTACCGCGTGGTTAGTAGCCAGCCATCATCGGATGGCCGGAATGAACTGGTGCCTGCTCGGGTTCTGCTTGGTCCATGCCGTCGCCCATGACCATGTGCATGTGGTCGGCGGCTTCCTGGGTCGATGCGTGGTGGTGCGGCCCTTCGACGTTCCCATCGTCCCCGATGTGGTGCGTGGTCACGCCCGCTTCGTGCGCGTGGACGTGCATATGCTTGCCGCCGTGCTTGGCGTGCAGTTCCTGAAGCATCTCATGGGGGCCGTCGCCGTCTTCGGTATCGCCTTCGGCTTCGCGTTCCGATTCCGGTTCTGAGGCTTCCTCCTCGGGAGAGCCTTCCTTGCCGTGCTTCTTTGAGGCGAACCCATCCGCCATCTTCGCGTGATGGGGGCTCATGTGGTACTTTCCGGTTTTGTCAAAAGCCATCTGGATGCTCCTTGATGTAGCGTTCTCGGATTCTGCGCCAGCGTTGCGCGGTTTGTCGCTTCGTCAGATCAAACATCAGCGCCGCCATATGGAAATCAATATCCATGCGCGCCAGTTCGTAACGGCATTCCATCTTTTGGACGATGCTCATATTTCCTGCTCCATCAAGGCGCGGAACTGATGCGTGGTCTTGGTCACAACCGGGGTGCGCTTGGGATCGGTCAGCAATTCGCGCAACTGGCGAATCTCCACCATGATTGCGGTGATCTCGTTATGTTTCTTCCATTGGAGGGAGCGATCACCTTCTAGTATCTCCAAGCGTTCATTCAATTTTTGGAGCCTGCCGACAATATCAATCTCCCAGGATTCCTGACGCTTCCCCAGCCCGCTATGCTGCTGCTCAAGCGCCACGATGCGCTCCCAGGCGAGGCGGTCGCGTTCTTCGAGTAGCTTCATGCACTTCTCTTGTTCCACATAGATGTCCTGGAGGGAAGTTATGCGTTCTTCGAGTTTAACGATGCGTACTTCCAATTTCGCAAGACAGTCCACGATAGGAAGTATCCCCAGCCACTGGCGTAGTGTGCCCCGAAGGTGACGGAGCCGCGAGCGAAGCCAGTTCATTTGGATTTACCCAGATTGTAGATCACGGCGCATCTTGCGGACCATTCTTCTACGGATTCATCTTCATGGCGTTGCGGAATGAGCATCGCATAGCCATCGAATCCGGGGTAAGTTACAACCTCAATCAGCGGAAGCTCCTCAATCCAGGATCGTTCTATCTCCATCGAGGCATCCTCTGCACGCGCACGACGCGATTCTCTTTTTCCTTGAACTGGCGCATGGCCATGGCCCGGGCGGTCATGGCGTCTGAGGGGTCGGGCATCTGGATAGAATCATACAACTCTTTTGCCCTCACGTCACGGGGAGCCTTCGACTGGGGATTCAGGAACGAGTGTAGACCGTACCTCAGAGCGTCGGTCACATCCTCCCAGAGAGCGCCGGCGACGCGCTCGACATCATCGATATCTCCGTCCTTATCGCGCTGGGCCATGGGGATTCCGGCGATGGCCTGGGGGCACATTTCGGAGACAAAGAACGCGGGTCCTTGTTTGGCCCGTTCCTGGGATATGTTCGTCCCCCGGAGGTTTGCCTGCCTCAGCAGGTTATACATGAAGCGCCAGCCCATGACGCGGTTCTGATCGGCCGTCTCTGGGGCGGGGAGGCCGTAGCGGTTGAGGATCTTAGTGAACTGTTCGCCTACAGTGTGCCCGCCTGCCTGTTTGGCGCGCTGGCCGAAGGCATCCTGAGAGAGAAAGAACCGCTGGATTTCGCGGCGTTCGAGTTGCGGGGTCATGGAGGCGATATCGGTCGCCAAATCCGCCTCGGCGCGGTTCTGAATGATGTGCTCGCGGTAGGCGATCACCACATCCATCGAGTACTCGGTATCGCCGCCGAAGTGCTCGATCCACTCAGCGGGGCTCAATTTCCCCGAGACGAACCAGTAATGGGCGGCGTGGTCTCCAAAGCCCCAGTCCTGGCTCATCCATCGGACCCACCAGGGTTTTACGATCGAGTCGATCTTTTTCTGGGTGAGAGTGCATTTTTCGGAGTCCCAGGCGCCGGCGAAGTACTGGTTCTCGAAGTGATCAAAGCTGCCAAGCAAATATCCGGCCCGAATGCTTTCAGGAAAGGCGTCATACTTTCGTCCTTCAGAAGTTTGCGTAATAAACAGTTGGAAACGCGCGTCCGAGTCGAGGCCGTAGAAGTCCGGTTCTTCGATTTCGACTTGTCCTTTGAACCATTCATAGTTGTCCCATCCGAATACGTGAATGAAGTCGTAGTTATGGGGCTGTTCGCGCCCCTGGTACTGTTTGGTCCAGAAGATGCGGCGGATATACTCTGATCCCTGGCCTCCGGGGTTAAACAGTAAAACAGTCTTACAGAGGCCTTCGGGGACACCGCGGATGCCGGTCCACCTCGCCGCGGTTGAGATCCACTGGATCTCCTCCTGCGAGAACTGCTGGGCCTCATCGATCAGGATGAACGTCGACTCATAGCCGCCGAGGAACTTGCGTTTCACGTCGTCGGAGGTTTCGGCGTAGGCGAACACCAGGCGCCCGACGCCGGGGAAGATCAATTCCTTGTCGCCCGCGTGGTAGTGCTTCATCAGTTCGGGGAAATCCCTAAAGAGCGGGTCGATGTGGTTTTTCTTCAGGTCGTCGAAGACACGGCGGACGATGGTAATCGTTATGCCGGGGTACTGTTTTCCCAGAGTGGTCAGGAGCAGGATGGCGCAATTGCGGACGCCGGCCGATTTTCCTCCGCCCTTAGCGCCTCCGAAGCCTATGATGGTGGCTACTTTAGGGCCAGTGGCAAGAAGGAGATCATAGAGCTTTCCCTGTTTCGGTTGGAGCGAGATCAACATCAGGAGGGGTCCACGAACTCACAGCATCCGCGGGCGGCATCTACTACCGGGAAGCCCTGCTTGTCCTTTTTGACCTGCGGGTCAGCCTTAACGACGGGCTGGGTACAGCGGGATTGGCCGGTCAGCCATTTACAGTGGCCGCAGTGGTAGGGGCCGCGCTCGGCGTAGCCCGATAGCTTGGTCGATTCCGGCCAGATGCGCCCCACTTCCTGCGTTAAATCGCGGAGGCCCGATATTTTCTGCTTCCAGGTAGACATTAAGAATAAATAATTTAGGGCTTCTCTGATTCCTTCCCGTCTTCCTTGCGGTTGCGGAAGGCCCATTCACTGAAATCGAGCGCAACCTTAGCCAGGATCGTCACCACCGGCACTAACCCGTAACTGGTTTTCTCCTCAACGCGACCGAGCGCGATGGCGATAGCCAGGAGCAGAAGCGCCCCTACGATGGTGGCGCCTAAGATGAAGCGATAGCGTTCCATATCACTAAGGAGATGAACATGAGCACCCCGCAGCAGGCACCCCAAAACATAGACCTTCCCGGTGGTTGCGCTAATGGCACGAAAATAGTGTACACTGGATTTGCCTTTTCACATCGGGGCGTCTTGTCTAAGAGCAAGCGCCCCACCTGAAAAGGTCAGGTGTGACTTGAGGCGAAACCCTCTACTAACGTCCGAGTATTACAAGGCACTCCGAGCCTTCCACAAGTCACATAAGGGAGCGATCCCGAAAGTAATCCAACCTAAAGCTATATTCCGAGTATCCCCATCTGAGTCACAAGTGACGGATCGGCGTATCTCGGCGTCCGGGGGTATCCCTGTTGCTGGGAATCGCAAGGACGTTAATGCCAGACGCTTCCGCAAGAACAAGCCGGTGAATGACGGCGAGCGAGCGGGGAAAGCCGAGCCTGTAGCGTAAGCAGGGCACCGGCGTAAACCTGCCGGGGCGATGCGAAGAAAGCAAACTGAACTGCTCCCCGCAAGGGGGGTTAGGGGGGTTCTGGCCGTGTCTCACTATTTTGAGTAGTAATTTTCTGTAGGGGGGGGTACCCCGTTTCTACCAACGCTCGTTTTCAGATGCCCACCCCGGGGTACGCAATCCGTGCAAGCGTAAAGCCGCTTCCCCGTTCCCTGGAGATCGCGAAAGTACGCACTCACCCGGGGGTAGGTTCACCTGGCTCGCCGGCTGGCAGCGCCGGCTGTTCTGGCGTAACGTCGATCACGCGCGCCGGCCTGGGTTCTACGCGGGAGAGCTCGATCTTGAGCACGTTGCCATCGGCGTCGGCATGCTTCAGGAGCTGCGCGTCGCCGTAGCGCTTTGGCGCTAGCTTGCTGAGGTACCAGCGAACCGCGTCGAACTCGAGTCGAGCTCGAGGAACATCCTCGGGCGAGACGGCACTGCGCGCAATCTCGAGCATCTTGTCTGCGATCGCGTCCAGTCCTAAATCGCGTGCGCGTGTGTATTTCGCGGAAAACCCGCCCCGATCCTCGAGAGCCCAATGCCTGACAGTAGACTCTGATGGAAGATTCGGGTTCTTGCAGATACTAAAAAGCGACTGGCCGGACTCGAGTTTCGCGCAAATCTCATCCGCAACCTGTTCATTGTAAACGTTCGGTCTTCCGAGGACTGGCATGATTGAGATTTTACACCCTTGTGGCGAAATAAATCCAACTTAGCTATTGACAGCTAGAGCACCGCTGCTCTAAGATTGGGTTATGGAAAACATAAAGAAAGCAGAAATTCTCGAAGCGTGCGCGCGTGAGCTTGCAATGAACTTCGAGTGTCCTGCGCCTCAGATTATGGGCGTTTATGCCGCTAAGTTGGGCATGACGCTTAAACAATTACAAGCCGCGTTGATGGCGAGATAGCAGCCTAACAGGAGACCCCATGAGCAACCACATGCTTAGCACGCTTCGCTTGCTTGCCTCGGGCGTCAGTCATACGCATCACGGCACCTTGAACGCCTTGGTTGCGCGTGGCTTGGCTGAAACCTATCGCGGCGAGTATGGCACCGAATATCGCATCACAGACGCAGGCAAAGCCCTGCTTGAGAGGAGCTAACCCCATGAGCACACAAACATCACCCGCGTCCAAAACTTGCAGTTTCGCCATGAGCGGAACTTACGGCCACGAATGCGGCGCTCCCGCTGTCTTGATCGCTGTCCAGGGCGGATCTAAGCTCACGCATTCTGGTCTGTTCTATACGGGCCGCTGCGCTAAATGCGCGCAAATCAAAGGCGGAGAGAACGCGCGCACCTTGCGCTTAGAACCTATCGCAAATCAAGTAAACGACTGGAACGGAAGGTATAACTAGCCATGAGCACACAAAACATGAGCACGATTGCAGATGCCGAACTGGAAGTTGGGGACATCATCATGTGGACCCGTAGCAAGTCCTCATGGGGACGCATCGGCAGCGAGTACGTCACGGGGCGCATCGTCGAACTTGGGAAGGTGCGCGTCAAAGCCAAGCTGCTCACTGGCATCAATGGCCATCAACACCAATGGGTGGACATACGCAGAATCGTACAAGTCCAGGAGCACGCATGAAAACCCCCGCCGCAGTCGCTCTAGGTCGCACTACGCTAGCAGTTCGGATGCTCCCCGGATATGGATGGGAAATCCTTAATTCCGTGCCTGTTAACACGTCTGTTCATGTGCATGACGACGTGAACGAAGGCCAACTGGTCCGGTATTACACGGCATCATCGGAATTACTCCCTGCCTTCGATGCGTTCTCGTTCATCAAGGGCGTCGATAAGATCGGCAGATTGAGAGAACCTATCGATGCCTTCGATGCCTAAGAATCCAGCCGCCGTCGCCCTAGGCCGTCTTCGCGCCGCTAAGGGTGACTTAGCCGCAGTCGGCTCGCTCGGTGGCCTTGCAGCGCGCGGTAAGCCCCGCAAACGCCAACCTGCGCCGCGTTGTGCCTGCGGGAAGATGACGCTGGCAAGAGCAGAGAAGCGCGGGCATCGCTGTGAGCCTGGCGATCGCGTAGCATGTGAGGCGAACAAAAGCGCTAAGGAACAATCTGAATAGATCCAAGCAAAACCGAAAGGT